CGGACGCATCTCCGACTGATCGGAATAATCGTTCGGAGATTGTAGCATCTGATATCCTTGATTCAGATACCTATGATCGAATTGGTAATCAATTTACTATAACCGCTGGTAAAAGCGATTTCCTGGTAGGTATCCAACCATTTACTCAGGATACTCTTGCGATATTTAATCGTAAATCGATCCACCTGATGACAGGCGTAAGTGGATCTCTTGCCGATGTAAAAACCAATGTGGTAACCACTGAGATCGGGGCATCTGCCCGTAAGTCAATCGTACAGGTGGCCAATCAGATTCTGTTCCTTTCGGATCAAGGGATTTATGCAGTCGAGTTCATGGATGAATATAATTTACGAGGTACAGGCACACCTTTATCGGAATCCATCCAACCATTTGTGAACCGAATAAATCAGGACTATGCCCACCTCTCATGTGCCGTCTATTTCGACTCAAGGTATTGGTTGGCAGTTCCATTGGACTCAGCACCTGGGCGGGGAGATGCCACTAAGCTCAATGCGATCATCGTATATAATTTTATCAACGGAGGATTTGAATCAATCGACCAGGTGAACTCCACCGAGTTTGCTATCCGAGATCTGATCGTTGCCCGTGAGGGTGCACAGAACGCTTTATATTTAACCACCGAAGAAGGTGGAGTTCATAAGGTAGATGGTTTTGAGGGAGGCGATGTTGTTTCCTTAACTGCCGGGCAGGCTCAATCGGAAACAATTCCAGTGGTCAGTCAGTTGACCACCCGCCAATACGATGCTGACTCCCTGGACCGTAAAACCTTCAGCCGAGCCGAGCTTCATGTAAAATCGAATAGCGGCTTTTCTACTGATGGCGACATCCAATTTATCGCCGAAGATCCTGACTCTACGACTCAATCCACAAGCATATCAACATTGCTCCGTGGTAATCTTCCTGAATCCGAGGAGGCATCGGTAAGGCTTAGACTTAATAAGAGGGGATTCGGAATACAGGCAGACTTTCAACCAACGAATGGCAGACCCTACCTTCGGTCCGCCAAGGTGGACGCTAGAATTACAGACCGATCCACCACATCAGTTTCATAGGAGAAAAATAAAATGGCAGTATTACAAACAGGACAATCATTCTCATCGGGCGATCAGGTGACCGCAACTAAGTTGCAGGACATCGCAAACTTGGCAACCTTCCGAACAGGTGCTAATCAGACAGCAGATGATTCCACCATTCAGGTCGATGGATCAGGTGGATATTTAAAGGTTAAATCAGCAGGCATTAGTTCAAACGAACTGGCGACTAACTCAGTCATTACTGCCAAGATTCAGGATGGAGCAGTGACTGCGGCCAAGCTAGATACTGGGGCAGTGAGTGTTCTTATGCCGACAGGTACGATTTTAACATATGCTGGTACAGCCGCTCCTACTGGTTATCTACTATGTGATGGTTCAGCTATCAGTAGAACTACAAATTCGGATTTATTTGGATTAATTGGAACAACCTACGGCGTAGGAGATGGGTCCACCACATTTGCTCTACCCGACCTTCGAGGCCGAGTAATTGCTGGTCAGGATGACATGGGAGGATCTTCTGCTAACAGATTAACTGATGCACAGGCAGATCAGTTAGGCGGAACATTAGGTGCAGAAGCGCATACTTTACTTACAGCAGAGATACCAAGTCATACGCATTTTGTGGCGAAAAATGTAACAGTTAATGAGACCGGTTCTCTTTCGGCTAGTAATTATGTGGCAGATAACGCTACCCAAGCTGGATCAACATATGAGTCCTACGAGCTAAGACCATCTGGCAGTGAAGCAGATGTCGGTCTCTCTTCTTCAACAGGTGGCGACCAAGCGCACAACAATGTCCAGCCAACCATCATTTTAAATTATATCATCAAAACCTGATTTATTATGGATATCTTCGACAAACTATTTAACCGGGAGCCAAAGGCAGAACCAATGCCTGACCCTAACATGAAAAGAATCTCTGAGATGTCAGGCAAGCTATCGGCACAGGATCGCCAGTTACTTGACGATATGGTTTACCTGCAAGAATCTCGCAGTAAAATTATGAATCCAAAACCTCCACAGGGCGAGAAGTTGGCTTACATAAACCCAATGGAGGAGGAGATTCTCAGAAACTCAGGAGCATCGACTCCGAATATGACTCCTGAAGGGATTCCATCCTTTGCACCCGATGATCCTCTTAAACAAGCCGCCTCTCTTCTTAACTCAGCGGCACCGCAGGGAGAATCGCTCGCTTATATAAATTCGGAAGAGGCAGAAATGCTAAAGGATGCCGGTGGAGCAGGTGAGCCGGTAAACAGTTCAGGCGTTCCATCATTCTTTCTCAATAAACTCTTTGGAGGTGGAAAAGCACCTCCTCCCATGCCAAAACTAGATGTCGGTAAGTCGGCTCGCGATTATGTCAATGCGATGTCTGACCCTGCGATTCAAGGCAAACTTTTACAGACTCGTCAGACATACGATCCTCAGTATCAGGATTTACAGATGAGCCTTGCCCAGCGAGCCGCTGATCCGATGGCACAGCTTGCGGAATCAAATGCCATGCGAGCACAGGACTTTGGAGCACAAATGGCCGAGCGTCAGGCAGGTTCTGATATATCGATGCTTAATCGATTTGGTGCTGATATGACACAGGCTTATCGTTCATCCGATCCGCTCATGCAGGCTCGCGTGGAACAGGCTAATCAGATGGCCGACCAGGCATTTAGAGAGTCACAGATTCAGGACTTATCTCCTGAAATGAGAAGACGGGCGACTCAATCGGCTCGGGAGGGATTGGTGGCTCGAGGCAGGGACATGGATAATGCGGCAATCGCGGCCGAGGCGATGAGCAGGGAAGACTATTTACGGGACATAATTCGCGATAATCGTCAACAGGCACAAGGCTTAGGCAGTTATGCGAGTGGTTTAAATCGGGCAACCTCTGTCGATCCAATGGCTATGCTTAGAGGTGGCAGTAATTACACCCAGCAAGGCTTTGGCGAAAGGGCGGCTTTATTCGGCATACCGCAGGAGCAGTCAACCAGGATCAATCCGGATGCCGGAGTGAATATCGGATTACAGGATAACGCTAATCGTGCGAACTACCTGGCAAACACTTATGCGGCTCGCGAACAAGCGGCAAGCGGAATGGCGAGTGGATTGATGGGAGCCGCAGGTTCAATAGTAGGCGGCATGGCCTCAGGTGGTACAGGATTTTTTAAATAGGATAAAACTATGGCAATAGGAGATACAGTACAGGCAGGCTTGGGACGGATGGACTTCTCAGTCTTTCAGACAGCAGGGGCGGCACAGGCTCGAGCAAATGAGGCATTCGGAAATGCACTTGGTGATGCGGCCACCGCATACTTTGAAGGGAAGAAAAAGAAGGAGCAGAAGAATGCTCTAAAGGAATATCTCATGCGAAATGGTGCTAATGAGGAGGATGCAAATGCGATGACCAAATCTCCCCAAGCATTAGAGATGTTTAATCAGAAGCTTGCCCGTGACCAGCAGATGGACATCGCTAAGATGCAAGTCGCCGCTCAAAGGGCAGAAGGTGGTGCGAATAGAGCACAGAAGGCGGCTGAGATGGAAGGTCAACAAAAGAAAGAACAGATAGCTACAGATTTTAAACAAAAGTTGCTATCGGAAACAGTAGACCCAGCAGTACAAGCAAACTTTGAACAGGCACAACCAGGATTATTTGCATTGGGTGGCGATTCGACTCGGAGGAATCAATTTTTAGAGGCTCAAAGGGATCAGCAACCAAAAGTAATTGCTGGCGAACTTGGATCTTCTGATTTCGCGAGGTTTGCTCAAGATAATCAACTTGATCCCAATTTGGCCTATAATAGGTTTATTAAGCTACAAGATGCAGAGGCAGATTTAGCAGAGTCAAATAGAATAGACCCAAAAGATGCAATTGACCTTAAAAATAAGGAAGAGACAACAAGGCAATTATTTGACAAGCCATTAAACGATCTCAGTGCTAATTTCGATAAAAATAAACAAGTACAAGATTATAAAAATGTCGTTATATCTTATAATACGATAAGTTCAGCGGCAGAAAACCCGTCAGCCGCGGGTGACCTAAGTTTGATCTTTCAATACATGAAAGTTCTTGATCCTGGTAGTACAGTTAGAGAAGGAGAGTTTGCTAACGCACAAAATGCCGCAGGAGTGCCTGATCGAATTCGTAATTTATTTAATAATTGGTCAAAAGGGCAAAGGCTTGACGAGAATCAAAGGCAAGATTTTATTACCCAAGCTAAAAAAATAGTAGATGCTAGAGGTAAATCTATTGATCCCTTAATACGCCAAACTAGGCAGAAGTTTGACAGAACAATTAATAAGCAAAATCGAAATCTCGCACCCGATCAAGCTGACTTACTTTTTGAGGAGGTAATATTCCCTGATATAAGATTACCTCAAAACGCACAATCAAAAGGACAACCCCCTCAAAACCAAGGTTCCTCTCCACCGCCCTTTCAACCGACACAATTACCAGGTGGTGGAAGATTTACTCCGATAAGATAATGGCTAAGTACGAGATTAGTCACCCCGAGCTACCACAATTGCAAGGGATATTGGAATTGGATGATGGCGTAGAACCATCGGAACAGCATTTTTGGGAAGCCGCCAAGACAGTGGTTCGGC